TCGAACACCGGCGACTACTCGGCAGCGTCGAACACCGGCTACCAATCGGCAGCCGAGGTCAGCGGCAAGGAATCCGTCGCCGCATCCCTGGGCATCGAAGGCCGCGCTCGCGCATCTGCCGGTAGCGCCATCGTCCTATGTCATCGTGACGACGAGGGGCGCCTAATCCATATCCGCGCCAGCAAGGTCGGGGAGAACGGCGTAGAGCCGGACACTTGGTATCAGTTGAATGCCGAGTGCGAGTTCGTCGAATTCGACGAGTGAGCCGCCATCGAACAGCGAACGAGTCGAGGGGCTAGCGCAGCCAGACCTGACGCATCCGGGGAAGCGCCCGGCGTTCGCTCCATTTGCCCTGATACGGGAAGAGAGGAATCCATGCCAGACCTTTGCGAGTTCGCAGCGCTGTTCGTTGTTCTGTTTCTGACTATTTATTGGTGAGGTGATAGATGAGTGAGTGGATCAAGTGTAGTGATCATCTACCAAACGTTGGCGACAAATGCCTGATCATGATCCCGGTATGTGGGCGATATGAAATAGAAGGAGCAACTTACGAGGGAGAAGGCGAATGGTTAGGCGCATGGTGCCAACGTAAAGGCGAAAGCCAATGTTACAAGGTCAAATACTGGATGCCGAGTCCAGAGCTTCCGCTGGAGAACAGCGTAAATATCGACTGGAAGAGCGCCCCGGAATGGGCATCGCATGCGCTGACTACTGGCCCGCTTTGGGATGGAATCGCCGATATGAACGGTAAGATCGATTTCGGGCAAGAAGGTTCGGACGGCAACCTCTACGACGGCCCCTACGAAGAAGCTTCCTGTGTATTTGTTATTGGAAATGATGCTTGGGTTGTTGTTTCAGTTCGACCAGTCAAACCAACCGCCTAACCGCGCCCTGGCGAATACACACACTGGAGGCAAGATATGGCAGCTGGTGACTACTACTCGTGCGACGTCTGCGGGGGAAAATGCTTCTACGACGCGAATCTGAACTACGAGTGGCCAGATAAGAACGGCAACGACTCGTGGGGCTACTACATCCCTGCTGACGAGATGATGCTCGGTACGAATTGCAAGCTCGACTACTGCGGCGACATCGCTGCTATCTGTCGGGAATGCCGGGCGACACACGAGATTGTTGTGCGAGAGAAGAGCAGCGCCTGACTTCCCCGGCAAGGACGCCACCCTTCAATGGGGATAAGTATCGCATGCGAATAGCGGTAATAGCTTATTGGCAGTGACCAATTAAGCCGCCGGTGAAACTCCGGCCATCCCCACCCTACCGCTCATTAGCCCGGCAAGTCCGGGCATTTTTTCGCCTGTATGACGACAGCGATTCGGAACGCTGCCGCATGCACGCGAACGCGAGGTGAGACATGAAAGAACTCGGATACGAGGAAGGCTCCATCTGCAACCGCGGCGGCTGCGAGGGAGTGATTGAGCTGGAGAGGGTCGAGAATTGCAGTTGCCATATTAGCCCTCCGTGTGCAGCGCATACGAGCGCGGACATGTGCTGTCCTGACTGCGGTTGGCGCGCGGCGGACGATCCGCTCTGTGTGCGCGAGATTCACACGATCATCCTAGACATTGGTGGATATGGGGCTTTCCTCGAAAGCAAGCCTCGGGTGCTTGACCCAACCAAAATCGACTGGACATGGGAACCGCATTCGGGCGCGTCAATGATCAAGAAGGGAGTTTTCCCCATCGGCACTTCGCGCGCCGAGGTTGAAAAAGCCGTGATCGGGACGTTTGGCGGCCGCTTCGAGTACTTCAACGAAGAGAAAGGCCAGTTCAAGTACATCGCCTACACCGACTGAGGTGAGAAATGAACACTGCATTGAAATACGCCCAGGAGCGCTGGGACAACGCGCTGCCGCCAGACGATAACGGCGACCGCGAGTATGTCACTGAGCAAGTCGGCAAGCTGTTGAACTGCGAGGACGGTGATTGCGTGCCGTTCCATGATCGGAAAGAAAGGCCCTTTATCGGCCCTGAGTTTACGGTCTACGGATTCGCCGGATTCGTGCTTGAGTGGCTTGCCGAGGTCGACAGCAAAGAGTGCCCGATGACTCAGCTACTGCTTGCAGTGCGCCGAGGCGACCTGGAACTGGCACAACGCATCTGGTTCCGCGCATTCGAAGCAACGCTGATCGAGAACGCTGAACGACTGGTTAGGGAGAGACGAGTATGAGCATTGACTGGAACAAGGCACCAGAGGGTGCGACGCACTACAACCAAAAACTCGCCTACCCGTGGCTGAAGGATGGCGAGATACCGATGTACTTCTGCCCTCCCTTTTGGATGAGGTATTGCAACCCAGAAGAAGGCAAGTCCCTCATTGAAGATTCCGTTCCGCGGCTTGTGCCTACCTCATGGGACGGCCAAGGCTTTCCTCCGATTGGCATTGAGGCCGAGGCCATCTGGGACGGCGCCGATATTGCGTACTTTCGAGCCAAGATACTCGCTCACGACGAGGGCCGTGTCGTATTCCGTTGGTGCGAAGGCAAAAGAAAGGGGCAGTACGGGTCATATGCCGTTTTGAAATTCGGATCTCTTCCTGCTTTCCGCCCGCTCCGAACCCCTGAGCAGATCGCCGCCGAGGAGCGGGAGAAGGCAGTCGGTGATATGGCTATGTCAATTCAAGGAGTTCCATATCAGTACCCTACGCTTTACGCGCTATTTGACGCCGGCTACCGCCGCCAGGAGGAAGGGAAATGACAACCCCTATCGTGCAATCGATCAGTGATGAGCAATTGGCGGAGTTGGAAGAGTACTGCCACAAGAGGGCATTCGTCTGTTGTGGCAATTTCAAATCCGGGGCCGAATACATGAGCGCGCGCGAGGAAGTCTGCTGTAACGAGCCAGTGTTGACGGATGTAAATATCAACACTCCAGCAGAGGAGATACTTGGCCTGATCGCTCGCCTGCGCGCTGCTGAGGCTGATGCTAAGCGCTATCGGTGGTTGCGGGACAAGTCGGCGGACGCAGACGGGGTCTATCCGATGGTGTCGCTTACCGATGACTGTGGCGATCAGGTGTCTAACTGGCTTTTCGGGAAGGCCGTAGACAAAGCTGTTGATGAAGCAATGGAGAGCACGCCATGACCATCACCATAGACCTGAAAGAGGCCGCCCAAGTCCTGATCTTCGGCGGCTTTTTTGTGGGCAGCGTGTTCATGTTCGCCGTGGCGTTTGTTGAGGTGGCAGGGCTATGAACACCAGACGCACAGCAATCTGGCTAGGCAGCCTCTTCGGCGGCCTGCTGTACCTGTTCATTCTCGCAGCCGGCCCGATCTGGGGCGGGATCATCACCGCAGAATCTACGGCCACTGGCCAATAACCCCTCCCTTCACTGGCTGCGCATGCGCGGCGAGGATCATTCATGTCCGCAGAAAACCAACTGGTCGAAGTACCAGCCAAAGAAACCGCTCTGCAAGTCTACTCGGCAGCCAATGGCCTTGACCCGTTCCTGGCCAAGATTCGCGAGGAAATCGACGGCTTCGTGCCGGACGTTTCAACCCGCAAGGGCCGCGATGCCATCGCCTCCATCGCCTACAAGGTCGCCCGCTCTAAGACGGCGCTGGACAATGTAGGCAAGGAACTGGTCGCCGAGCTGAAGGAAGTGCCCAAGAAGGTCGATGCCGAGCGTAAGCGCATGCGTGACCTTCTGGACTCCTGGCAGGCGGAGGTACGCCAGCCGCTAACGGAGTGGGAGCAGCGCGAGGAAATGCGCAAGGCCAAGCACCAGGCCGGCATCGATCAGATCAACCTGCGTCTTGAATGCCGCGACCTAGATTCGACCGAGTTGAAAGCCAACATTGAATGGCTGGAAGGTCTCTTGATTGGCGAGGACTGGGGAGAGTTCGAAACCGAGGCCGCCCGTACCAAGGACAAGGCCCTGGCCGCGCTGCGCGAAGCCCTCGTTGCACGCGAGAAGTATGAAGCCGAGCAGGCCGAACTGGAGCGACTGCGCGCCGAAGCTGCTGCTCGCGAGCAGAAAGAGCGCGAGGAACGCATTGCCCGCGAAGCAGCCGAGGCCGAGCGCCTTGCAGCGGAACGACGCGCCCAGGAAGAACGCGAAGCCGCCGCTCGCCGCGAAACCGAGGCAAAGGCTGCCGCCGAGCGCCGGGAACTGGAACTGCGACTCGCTGCCGAGAAGGCGGAGCGCGAGAAGTTGGAAGCACAGCAACGCGCCGAGCAGGCTGAGCGTGATGCACAGCGGCGCGCCGAAGAAGCCGCTGCCGCAGAGCGCCAACGGCAGGCAGACGAGCAAGCCAGGATCGAGCGCGAGGCAGCAGCCCGAGAAGCCGACAAGGCCCACAAGAAAGCCATCAACAACGAAGCCCTGGCGGCCCTGATCGCCGGCGGCATGCCCGAGGAATGCGCCAAGCAGGCGATCACACTGATCGCTCAGCGCAAGGTTCCTCACATCACAATCAACTACTGAGGCCCATCATGAGCAACTCCATTGCACAGCGGCAGGAAGGTGCTGCCGTAATCCAAGCTGGTGAGTCGGCAACAATCCTTCAAGTGATCCAGCGTGCCGCTGCTGACCCTGCGTGCGACATCGAGAAGATGGAGCGGCTTATGGCCATGCACGAACGGATGCAGTCCCGCAGCGCAGAGGCTGAGTTCAACGCATCCATGGCCGCCATGCAAAGCGAATTGCCGAGCATTGCCGAGCGTGGCGCTATCACCGTCAACGGCCAAAAGCGCAGCAACTACGCGACCTTCGAAGACATCAACGACATCGTGAAGCCGATCATGCAGCGGTTCGGTTTCGCAGTGAGCTTCCGCGTCGAGACTGTTCAGACTGGCGTTTCGGTTACTGGAATTCTGATGCACTGCGCCGGACACCGAGAGCAGACGACGATGCTCGTTCCGCTAGACACAAGTGGCAGCAAGAACGCCGTTCAGTCTCTTGGATCATCGGTCAGCTACGGCAAGCGTTACGTGCTGTCCGCACTGCTGAACATCACCACTCGCGGCGAGGACGACGACGGCAACGCGGCTGTGCCGCCAAAGAAGCTCATTACCCAAGCTCAGGCGCAGCAACTGAAAACCCTTCTCTCCCAATGCCTTCAGGACACGCAAGAAGCCTTCGATGCTATGTACGGCTCTGCTGAGGGTGTCCCATCCGCCGACTTCGATGCGGCACTGGCACGGCTTACCAAGGCTCGCGAGCGCGCCAAGCGCTCCCAGGAGTGAATCATGCAGATCTTCAAGGACCTGGAGCAGGGCTCCCAGGAGTGGCTTGACGCGCGTCTTGGAATCGCAACCTGCTCCGAACTGGACGTGTTGATGGTTAACGGCAAAGGCCAGGCAGGGTTCGGCGTTGGCGCCTTCACTTACATGGACCGTCTAATTGGTGAGCGGATCACCGGAGCAGAGGCCGAGCCATGGCGTGGTAACGGTAGCAGCGCCAGGGGTCACAAGCTTGAGCCGGTTGTGCGCGACTTGTACTGCCTGCGCACAGATGCCGAGCCAGATCAGATCCAGCAGGCCGGGATCATTCTGAACCACGGGATCGGCTATTCGCCGGATGGGCTGGTCGGCGACAACGGCCTGATAGAGGTGAAAACCAAGGTACCGGAAAAGCTGGTGAGCGTGATCATCGCAGGCGAGCTGCCTTCCGAGCACGCGGCTCAGTGCTATGGAGGCCTTTGGGTTTCGGAGCGCGAGTGGATCGACTTCCTCGGCTACTGGCCAGGCATGCCACTTTGCATGGTGCGCGTCCACCGTGATGAGGCCTACATACGCAAGCTGTCCGAGCGAGTAAAGACCTTCTACGAACTGCTCGAGGAGCGCATGGAGAAGGTGCTGGGGGTGGCAGCATGAGAACCGTACTCAAAGCCACATGCGGCAAACATTCCAAGGAAATCCCAGTTGAGCAGATCACCCACTTCGTCGCCGAGGATAAGTACGTCATCGCGTACTACGCGGATGGGTTCCTGCTGCTGCGCGACACGATCAGGGAACTGGAAACAGAGTTCTCCGACGAGTTCATCCGCACCCACCGTAAGGCCCTGGTTCGCCGGTCGCTGATCAGCATGTTCAAGCGCCGGCCCGACGACACCCAGGCCGGCGAAGTGCTGCTGCTCGGAACCGAGAACTGGATTCCCGTCAGCCGCAGTCACTCGGCACAGATCAAGTCGGCGATGGGTGCATGAGGGCCATGTCATGTACATCAAGAAAGACGTCATCGAGGTCATCAAGTACGCGGCGATGATGGCGGCCTGCTCTCGCCAGTCCTGGGGAATCTACCCCATGAACCAGGGCTACAAGGCCATGCCCTTCCGTGGCGACTATCACCGCGTCGTCGAAGTCTGCCATCCCTGACCGAACAGGAATAACCCCATGCACCAGCTAACAGCGCATCACCGCCCTGGCGGTGTGACGGTCACCGGCTGGCCCGAAGAAAGCCAGCTCATGACCCCAGACGACATTCTGCTATTCGCGAGAGCGGTGAGGCAGATAGCGATCAACCAGGCCCAGGGCGCCGAGGGCGTTCAGGTCTACCCGGAGGTGGATGATGGAAGTCAAGGCGAAGACCAAGCGTGACTCCGGCCTGCGCACAGCGGTGCTCCTTCTGAAGCGCGCAAACCGCTACGTCGGGGTCCACAACAGCATTGGCGCCATGGACCTCAGCACAGAGATTGTCGAATTCATCGCTGCTATTGAGCGGCAGGAGAAGGGATTGTGAGCAAGGAACTGAACAAGGCACCGGTAGAGCAGGCAGGCGGGGATGAGCTGGAGAAGTTCCTAGCCTGGGCCTGCAAGGAGTATGGAATTGAAGACAAGTATGATCTGAACGAAAACCACCACTCCATACGGGAAAACAAGAAGGGGTGGATGGCCCGCGCCGCCCTGGCGCAACCCTCCCCAGCGCAGACTCAACCCTCTCCGGCCCCAACCCTGCGTGCCGCCATTGATGTAGCCAACGACCGGTTCGAAGTGCCTGTAGCGAAGTGGGGGACCGACCTGGTAGGGGAAGAGGAGCGGCCGGAGGTAGCAGAAGTCGCGTTCGTCCTGCGCAACATCGGCGCTATGGACGCTGAAGACATCGACGGCGACAACGTTGATCTGCGCTTCGAGGATGCCGAAGGCCGCGATACAGGGTGCGACGTTTCCATCGTCGAGTACGCCGAGAAAGCCGCTGACCTATTCGAACAGCACGACCGCATCGTCGGGGAGCTGCGGGCGGATCGCGATTCGTGGGCAGAGCAGGCAGAGCAGCGCCTCGCGGACTGGGATGAAATGCGTAAAGAGCGCGACGCCGCCCTGGTCGAAGTCGAGCGCCTGAGTGAGTCCAAAGGTGACCCTGTTGGCAGCTTCGAAAAGTGCATGAAAGTGATGTACGAGCGCGACGAAAACGCTAAGCGGCTGGAAGTCGCCCTGGCCAGGGTCGCGGAGCTGGAAGGGAAGTTGACGGACTGGGTGCACGAAGGGTTCCGGCTCAACGAGGCGCTAGCGGTCGCCAAGGCTCAGCACAGCGTGCCGGATGACGACATGATCTTGCAGATTTTTGCCGATAATGCTGAGCACTCGGAACAAGGCGACGAGCATGGCTACTGTATCGTGCGCGAACAGCATGCTCAAGCAATTGCGCGAAAACTGCTCGCCGCCGCGCCCGGCAACTCGGCTCAGCACAGCGTGCCGGAGGGCTGGAAGCTGGTTCCGATTGAGCCGCTTCTCAACATGATGAGCGACAAGGACCACGACACCCGAATTACGGCTGAGCGCCAACTGCTTTCCATACTCGCCGACGTGCCCGGCAACTCGGTGCCGCAGGCATGGATCGACGTGCAGGCAGAGCGCCGCCGGCAGATCACCGCCGAGGGCTGGACGCCGGAGCACGACGACCTCTATTGCGCCGCCGAACTTCCGCGCGCCGCAGCGGCATACATCCTCAACGGAGCCAATGACGAAGCGCCCGCCATCTGGCCGTTCGTGACGAAGTGGTGGAAGCCGAGAGACGCGCGTTCCAACTACGTGCGTGCCGGCGCCTTGATCCTGGCCGAGATCGAGCGCCTGGACCGCGCCCGGCAAGGAGGTAGATCATGAGTGAGGTGGAGCGGTTCGACGTGCCGAGCATGCGCTCTTTGACCCAGGGCGAGCAGGCAGTAATGGGGTATGAGGTCGTCCTGGCCTCCGACTACGACGCCCTAGTCGCCAAACTAGCCATGGCCGAGGACGCAGCGGCAAAGGGAGATGCTGCCCGCCAGCAGTGCGGCGGCATGGAGATGGAGATCGAGGAGCTTCGCGCCGAACTCGCGACACTGCGCGCAAGGGTGGTGGTTGTGCCGGAGCGGAAGCTTCTAAATGCCGGCGTCCCAGGGCTAAATCGTAATAGCGGCTGGAACGCCTGCCTCGACGAACTGGCGCGCATCAACGGTATGACGGTCAGCGAGGGGCTTGTGCAGGGGATGGCCAAGTTCGCGCGCGAGATCATCTGCGGAGCCCTCGATGGCGGAAGCTTCGATGGGGCAGGCATACAGGAAAGCGCTGAACGCCATGGACTGATCGCCAAGCAGGTGATGAACGAGCCATGCCGCGGCCCAGAAGAGTACTGCGCATGCGCCTGGTCTACCTCGTTCCCGACTGAATGCTACCGGATAACGGCAGACCTTCGCGTCCTGCTCAACCAGGGCAAGGAGAACGGCAATGGCTGATAAGCTGTCCCTCGTCGGGTTCATCAGCGAATTAGGGATCAGTCGATCGCTCGCTGGTCGTTGCGGGCATGTATCAAGGGAGAGAACCGAGCGCAGGACCAAGGCACTCTACATGGTCCCGGATGGTCATGTGCCGGTCGCCGAGGACTTGCTGCGACGCATAGAGCGGGAGTGCCGCCGAGAGTCCGATTGGAACTGCGAAAACGTTCCGGCAGGCACGAAAGCAGCCACGACACGCGCGAAGAAGATGCTTGAGATTGCGAACGACCTGCGCGACCTGCTGGGCGAGCAGGAGGGAGGGACGCAATGAGCATGGAGTTCATCCGCAAGGCCTATGCCGTTCCATGCAAGCGCGGCGGCCAAGTCATTTACCGAGGGCGCGGCACCGAAGAGCGAGGGACAATCACAAGCGCCAAGGGCGCCCACCTCATGATCAAGCTCGACGGCGAAAGCAAGCCAAGGAAGTTCCACCCGACCTGGGAGTTGCAGTACCTGTCGGAGCAGGCATAGCCACCCATCGCCAACCACTGTACGCATATACAGCAATCTGGAAAATGTAGGCTCAACCTACCCGGATTGCATATGCGCACGAAACCCTTCCGCCCGCCTCAGCGGCATGAGATCGCCGGCCTTCGCTACTACCGCACTGCCTCGGCCTACAACTGGCTCGGGATCACGATGGCGCACCCGACCCGCGCAATCCAGTTGCTGCTCGAGCAGTGCGAGCCAGACGTGCTCTCGCCGATGTTCAACATCGAGATCGACGCGATCCTGCGCCAGGCCGACGAGTACGCGAAAACCGGACAGGTGCTAGAGCGCGAGCAACTGCGCGAAATGCTCATGCACCTGATCTCCAAAGCAGCGGGCGAATAACCCCAACGAACCCAACCGTATCCGCCCCCCCGGAGGACCAACTGTGGACAACGACAACGAAACCATATTGGCAGTGATAGTCATCGTTCTCTTCGTCCTGGGAATCTTCCGGGTCGTCGGGGACTTCCAGAACCTATACGAGCAGACCGAGTTGAAAGGACAGGAGTTGAGCAGATGGAGCAAGCAGTGAACAGGCGAGAGGTGACATTCCTCTCCGCAGTGGATGCCAGCAGGATCGAGACGCCGAGTAACGTGATCAGCATCGGCAGCAAGGGCGACTGGTATGCCTTTGCCTGCGATCACAAGCGCGTTCTGCGGCTGGAATTTGATGATGTAGACGGATACCTGGGAAGCGATGGTTTTCGGGTGTTCAGCCACATTGACGCCAAGCAGATCCACGACTTCGTGAACGAGTGTGGTGATGAACCGATCATCGTTCACTGCCAAGCAGGCATGAGCCGATCCGCCGCAGTCGCTAAGTTCCTGGCCGACAAGCGCGGCTACACCCTGAACCTGTCGAAGCCTTGCCTAGGCACCACGCAATTCTATAACCGCCATGTCTACGGAACGTTGAACCTCAACGATGCCGAAAGCATGAGCGCCTATTACGCCGAGATGGAGTTGGCCGACCGTCTGCGTGGCCACCCAAAGGAGTCCTGACCGTGCCTGACATGAGAGAAGAGTTTGAAGCTTGGCTACTGCGCGAGCATGGCCTTGAGTCGGAATGGCAGGATGAGCGCAACTGCTTCAAAGACTACTCGGCTCACCTTGCGTTCAAGGCCTGGCAAGCCAGCCGCGCGGCTCTGAGGGTGAGGCCGCCAAAGCCATATGGTAGCTCATCACTTGATGCTTATCCTGAGCTTGCCGAATTCAACCGAGGAATCAGGGAATGTCTAGCAGCCCTCCAGAAAGCCGGAATAGAGGTGAAGTGATGGATGAGCCACTTTTTAACGAACTGCTGGAAAGCGTAAAGCAGGCGGACCAGATCATGACCGACCACGCAGAGCTGCGGAGGCTTGCTGAGGACGTGATCCGAATTGAGCGGAGCGAGGATGAGCCGATCTCCGCTGCTTGGGATTTGTTCGATTCCGCCGCCAACCCCAAGACCATCCTCGCCCTGCTGGACGAGATCGACCAGCTCAAGGCGGAGAGCGACAGGCTGCGTCAAGGCATGAAAGGCGACTACGACATTGACGCATGGCTGGAATGGACGCGAGAGAAAGACCAGATCAAGGCGGAGAACGAGGTTCTGCGTGGGGCACTGAAGCAGTTCGCCGAGATGCTGAAAAGCATCAATGTGCCAATCGATCTTGACGAAATCATCAAAGGAACCAAGCCATGACCGATATCAACAAGCTGAAGGAATTGGCGGAGCGGTACATCGCCAATCCATCCGGAGCCGGCGGCGAAGACTCCGCATTCCGTGCCGCCGCCAATCCACAAGCCATCCTCAAGCTGATTGCCGAGGTTGATCTGCTGAGCGCTCGGCTCAAGGCGGAGAACTGCGCCCACAAGGACACGCAGAAACACTGCGAGTTGTTGGAGCAGTACTTGAAGGAGTGCGCAAGCGCCCTGCCTGGCACCTACTACATGGACCCTCCAGACGGCGGCAATGTCAGCATACCAGAGCAGATTCGGCGCATGGCGAAGGACGCCGCGCGCTACCGCTGGCTGCGAGAGCGAGACCTCGAAACGATCAGACAAGGCGGCGTATTCGCCGGGATGACCCCTGAGAACATCGTACTCAACCAGGAAGACCTGGACGCTGAAATCGACGCAGCCCTAGAAGGAGCAACGCAATGAACGACCGCGAACTACTCGAACTGGCGGCGCGGGCGGCTGGGCTGACCGTGCATGAACATCTCAACGATGGCCTATGGGTCAGCTATGGAGACGGCCCTAGGTTCGGATGGAACCCTCGCGATGACGACGGAGAGGCATTTCGACTGGCCGTAATGCATGACCTTGAGATCCACAGCCCCAAAACCAATCCGACAGTCATGTTTAGGACCGCTGAGGATGATGTCTTCTATCAGGACACATGCATTCGACTAGCCATCCTGCGCGCCGCCGCCGAGATCGGCAAGTCTATGGGAGGTTGGGAGTGAGCGACGCACCCATTGAACCCCATGAATACCTCTACGGCGTAAAGGTCGTCCAGATCGAGGACTTGCGGGTGGCACGAGGGCTTACCCGACGCCCCGTTTCATCCTGCCGTCACAGGAAAATGGTCTACGACGAAAAGGAGCGCCGCATCTGGTGCAGCGATTGTGAAACTGAGGTCGAGCCATTTGATGCCTTCATGCACCTGGTACAGGTATTCGACGGCGGCTTGAAGGACTTGAACAGGCGCCGCCGAGAGTTGCATGAGGCAGAGCAGTTTGCAATCCGCAGCCGTGCGGCCAAGGTGATCGACGAAGCGTGGCGCAGCACGAAGATGGCTCCGCTTTGCCCACACTGCAATGAGGCGCTTCTCCCGGAAGACGTTGTAAAGGGAGTTGCCACGGCGTCCAAGCAACTGATCATCGCTCGCCGCAACAAGCAGAAACGACCGAAGTAACCCAGCCGGGCCCACTAGGGCCTCTTCCTGACGCCCGCCCGGCTGGGCTCCAAATCCTACCAGAAGGCCTGACCGAGCAGTTAACCCCCATATTGCCCGATGCGGGCGCCCTGCCCGGCCAAGCCTCCACGAATTCTACCCGCCAACCCGATGCCGTTGATCGGCCAAGGTCTCGCTATGTCTTTGATTTCAGTTGAGGCGGCCGCCGGCATTCTCGGCGTGAGCCGCAGGACCGCGTACCGCTACGCGGACGAAAAGCTGATCCCAGTGGTCAGGTTCAAGAAGACCATCCGGGTGCACAAGGAAAAGCTCGAACAGATGCTTGAAGAGGAAGCCGCTGCTAGCATGCGCGACGCGGTCGGCGTACCGGAGGAAGTATGCCGTACAAGAGAAACGACTCCGCCTACTGGTGGATCTCTTTCAAATCAGCAACAGGAAAGCTTGTTAGACGCTCTTCTGGAACTGCCGACTACTCGGCGGCGAAAGCACTAGAGCAACAGGAACGCGCGAAAGCGTGGAAGGAAAAGGAAATGGGCGTGAATCCGCCCAGGACCTTTGAGGAGGTGATCATTCCGTATCTGCAACACGCTCGCCAGCATCAGCGCAGCTACGAAACGACCGTGCACCGCATAAAGCCGCTGCGCGAGTATTTTGCCGGACGCGTGGTCAACGATCTAGGGGGCCAGGACATACGGGGATACGGAGAGCACAGGCTGGATGCCGGCGCATCCCCGGCAACTATCAACCGAGAACTCGCAGCACTGTCCGCGGCGATCAACCACTGCAACACGGAACTGGAGTGGGACCTTCCTAACCCGGTGAAGGGGCGGAAGATGCGCGAGGCGGAGGGACGTGATCGTTGGCTGACCAGGGCAGAGGTCGAGGCCCTGTGCCGCGCCGCGCGCGTCCAGAAGTTTGGCCCGATGCTCGAGGATTTCATCCGCCTAGCGGTAAACACCGGATGCCGGCGGGAGGAAATGCTTGGCCTGGAGTGGCGCAGAGTGGATTTCGCCAATCGACTGATCTACTTGGAGGCATCCCACACGAAGGCAGGCAAGCGCCGGAGCATACCGATCAACGAAGGTGCGATGGCAGCGTTAAAGCGACGAATGGCATTCAGATCCGAGACCAGTCCGGAATGCCCCTGGGTTTTTGCCAGAGCCAACGGAGATCGAGTGGTTTCGCTATCAGCCGGCTTCAAGCAGGCCTGCCAGGCAGCGAAGATTGTGGACTTTACGATTCACGACCTGCGCCACACCTGCGCGGCATGGCTGGTAAGCGCCGGCGTTCCGTTGGCGGATGTTCGGGATCTGCTCGGACACTCGACAGTCGCGATGACTGAACGATATGCCCACCTTGCTCCGGCCAGAGTAAGGGATGCTGTAGGGGTTCTTGATCAAGTCCGTGAAGGCCGCATTTCACGTTCTGTTCACGCTGATAATCCAGCGCATCTACATGGAGGGCCGCTGAAGCTCGTAAACACTTGATTTAGAAGGTGGTGCGGACGGAGAGACTCGAACTCTCACGCCTTGCGGCGCTGGAACCTAAATCCAGTGTGTCTACCAATTCCACCACGTCCGCGGGACACTGCTTGGAAATGAAAACGCCAGGCCCCGGGCCTGGCGCTTCGGAATATGGGGTGGACGATGGGAATCGAACCCACGACACCAGGAGCCACAATCCTGTGCTCTACCAACTGAGCTACGCCCACCATATTACGACTTGCGGTAAAACATCGCCTGCTTCTTGCCGATTCGCCGAATGGCGCACCCGGCAGGACTCGAACCTGCGACCATCCGCTTAGAAGGCGGATGCTCTATCCAGCTGAGCTACGGGCGCTTTATTCATCTGCATTCAATGCTGAGCGCAAACTTTAAGCTCTGGCAATCACAAAGTCAGCAACCGACTTGCATTACCTCTTACCCTGCGTCCGGCTGTGCTCGGCAAGCGGGGCGCATGTTATACAGGGGGCGAAAGGCCGTCAACGGGTTTTTTAAAAAAATTCAGCTATATAAAGGAGTTACGGCAAATCCGCGGGTCGCCTCCTTTGCCCCGGGCGGCGTCCATGCGAAAATGCGCGTCCTTTTTCCACCCGATTCGATGGTTACCCTTCCGACATGACCGCACAACTGATCGACGGCAAAGCGATCGCCGCCAACCTTCGCCAGCAGATAGCCCAACGCGTGACCGAGCGCCGCCAGCAAGGCCTGCGCGTTCCCGGCCTGGCGGTGATCCTGGTCGGCACCGATCCGGCCTCTCAGGTCTATGTGGCGCACAAGCGCAAGGACTGCGAGGAAGTCGGCTTTCTCTCCCAGGCCTACGATCTTCCCGCCGAAACCAGCCAGGACGACCTGCTGGCCCTGATCGACCGCCTGAACGACGATCCCGCCATCGACGGCATCCTGGTCCAGCTACCCCTGCCCGCCCACCTGGACGCCTCCCTGCTGCTGGAGCGTATCCACCCGGACAAGGACGTGGACGGTTTCCATCCCTACAACATCGGCCGCCTGGCCCAGCGCATGCCCCTGCTGCGCCCCTGCACCCCGAAAGGCATCATGACCCTGCTCGCCAGCACCGGCGCCGACCTGTACGGCATGGACGCGGTCGTGGTCGGCGCCTCGAACATCGTCGGCCGGCCCATGGCTCTGGAGTTGCTGCTGGGTGGCTGCACCGTCACCGTGACCCACCGCTTCACCCGCGACCTGGCCGACCATGTGTCGCGCGCCGACCTGGTGGTGGTCGCTGCCGGCAAGCCGGGACTGGTCAAGGGCGAGTGGATCAAGGAAGGCGCCATCGTCATCGACGTCGGCATCAACCGCCAGGCCGACGGCCGCCTGGTCGGCGACGTGGAATACGAGGTGGCGGCGCAACGCGCCAGCTGGATCACCCCGGTGCCGGGCGGCGTCGGGCCGATGACCCGCGCCTGCCTGCTGGAAAATACCCTGCACGCCGCCGAACACCTGCACGACTGA